GCGGCGTGCGCTTTGCCCGATTGCCATGCTGGCATTCGACAACGAAAGGGAAAGACAATGAAACCTCATAACGGCCATCGCTCGTGGAACGCATGGAACGTGTGCTTGTGGCTGCACAATGACGAATGGTTGTATCGCAAGATGGTGCTTACCATGGATGCACACAAAACCAACGCTTCGGCGGCGCGTGCTTTGTTGCGCGACTTGGCCGGCCAGCGGACACCCGACGGCGGGCGCTACAATTTCACCACCATTCTCGCAGCGATGGAACACTAACAATGACACTCACCTACAATGTGCAATTCAATTCAGGCGGCGTTGTGCGCTTCAAGGCCGAGGTGCCAGCGAAACCCGTGGGCATAGTGGGCGACTATCACAATGGCACGCCATATCAGCCTGACACGGCCGAGGTGCGCGCGGCATTGCCGCATGCCTATCGTCGGGCTTTCGACCGCGCCGCCCTGTGGTGGCAACAAAACAGTATGAGCGGCCGGCATATGCCGCTTATGCGTGAATTGTACGGCGTGAATGGCAAGCCGCTCGGCACACTATTCGCCACACCGAATTGGGTAGCATAGGGGGCTTAACAATGACCATACTCAAAACCCTGGCCGAGGGCCTGGCATTCCTTGTCACGCTTGGCGGCGCCATCTTTTTGGTGGTGGTGCTATGAGCAACGGGAAGCAACATAAGGTTTTGCACACAAAAGCCCGGCGCAGGCCTGACATCATGGAGGTGGTGCGGGCTGGCTATCAGGATGCGGTGCAGGGTCTAGGCTATCGCGCGGCGTATGATGCCCTGCCGAGTTGGCAGCAACGCAATTACGAAAGCGGGCGGCTTATGGCTACCGAGTTTCTTGCTACAGCCTCAAAGCCCGCCGCGTGGCCTGCTAGCGTTAGGCTACCGCGCCGCTTAGAGCCTGTCATTCAAACCGTGGCGCGCTCTTTTGTCCGGCAGCCCCCCGCGTGATACTGCCCGCGCGTAAACTCATTGCAACCGCGGCCTCGCTGGCAATTCTGTCATGCGGGGCCGCCCTTTACCTATGGTGGAACAATGATCGACGAGAAGCTCCTCACCGGCCTAGGCTGGATTGCGCCAGCCATGTGGTCGCCCCTGCTACAGGAACACATGGCGCGAGCCGGTATGACCGCGAAGCCTATCCGGGCTGCTATGGCGCTAGCCAATTTCGGGCATGAGACACAGGGCGGGCGGCGGCTTGTCGAGAGCCTAGACTACAGCCCGGATCGCCTCGCGGCCGTGTTCGGGCCTCGCGCCACTACGCGGGCGCTCGATGCCTGCCGCCGGGTTGGACAGAAAGCCGACCAGCAGACAATCGCTAATGAGGTGTATGGCGGCGATTGGGGCGCGCGGAACCTTGGAAACAAGATGCCTGGCGAGGGGTTTGCATTTCGGGGGCGGGGCTTGATCCAGCTTACGGGCCGCTGGTCCTACGCGCGCGTGGCTAACGTGTTGGGCCGCGAATTGACCGACGAATGGGTGGAAAGCATCGGCACGCCGGCGGGGGCTGCTGAGAGCGCGTGCGTTTGGTGGAGCAGGATGGGGTTGAACGATTTGGCCGACAAAGGCGACCTGGCCCGCGTGCGCAAGGCGGTCAATGGCGGCGCTGTAGGGCTGGATGACGTGAAGCACCGCTATGACCAAGCCCGCGCGCTGCTAGTGGGGTAACGTATACCTTGCGCGCCTTGTGAGCATCGTTTCGCGCGGGATTTTAATTGGTTTTGGTTTTCATCCCGCGTTTATCCTTCTTTTTTTTGCCTCTACCGTTTGCCCATTGGCGTTTTTGCCCGAGTCGCAAGGCTATTTTCATGCGTTCAGCCTCGGTTAGGGACGCAACCTCTAATTCCGTGAGGTTTGCCCTAATCATTTCATTAGGCGTGAGCCAGAACCCACTAAAATTAAGAGCCATGCTTGCTTCCTTTGCTCTGTTTGATGGGGTGAAGCTGGAGGCTGGGCACAGTTCCCCTTCCGAAGAAGGGGTTGCTCTGTTTGACGGGTCCCATCAGTACGCCATCAGCCAGTCACCTTGCATTGCACCTCTAAAAGCCCAGGCTACCCGACGAGGGGGGCATTGGTGCAGTATCCTGCCTTTCGGCGCGGCGCTCGATAGCGGGCCATGCAAGCAACCCATCTATCTCCCCGGGGACGTTCGCTCCCCGCTTCTCAACCCGGTAAACCGGGCATCATTCCGCCATGCCCTTGGCTTCGCATTGCCCATCACGCTCCTTATGGCGTTCTGGGATGCCCCGCATATGGCGGGTGGCTATAAACCACCCCTTGATTGACATAAGGTTTAGGCCTATAAAGAACCCCTGAGGGCCGTAGGCCAACCCCTTATGTGCCGAGGGGTTCGAGAGGGTCGCCTTGTCGAGGGGCGGCCCTTTCGCCGTTTTAGATACCCAATCAATCGTCGCGCTGCAAGCCCTTTTGCAGATTATCCAGCCGGATGCGCGCCGCCTCGGCATAGCTACTGCCGCTGTCGATCACGCGCTGGTAGCCCGCCATCAAAGCCCCGAGGCTCACAGGCGCTGCCCTATCCGCGCGTTCAGGCCGCATACGGTGCTCGCGCTCTGCTATGGCCGCTTTCATGCGGTCGATCATCGCCTGTGTCTTCGCGTCATCCAGCGCCTTTTGCTCGGGAGTTAGGTCAGTGAAACTCACCTTTTTGGGAGCCTCCGGTGGCTTCCGCCGCGCGATGCGTTCCATCGCTAAAACCTTGCTGAACAGCCGGTTAGCCTCCGGTTGCACCACTGCCAGCACCTCGGATGCACTCGGCCAAAATTTACTCGCGCGCGCTAGGTCTATCAGCGCATCTTCTGTGAAAGCCTGTGCCGGAACCCTAGCGCATGCCTTCGCCACGGCTGTGGCCCATACCGCCGATTCCCGCGCGCTGGGAGGGTTGCTGAAGCCCGCGTGGATAGGTGCCACCCAGGACAGGATGAACGGCCCTGTGGGCGGCTGTAGAGCGCCCCTAGCCTGTTTTGCGGCCCGCTCAGCCTCTGCCACCAGTGAGGGGGCCAGCGCCGGCGGGCTATACTCACCGGGGCCAGTGTTAGCCTCCCGCCGCTGCTCATCTGCCACGGCCAGGCTAAGAGGCTGCGATAACTGCGGCATCCGCCTGACTACAATGTCACTCATCCCAGCCCCCCATCATTTCGCGCCAAGACGCGGCCACGGCAATAACCCCGCCAATGAGCGCCCCGAGGCACCCGGCCATAAACAGCCCTGCAATGGTCCACATCAGAACAGCTCCTCCGCGCTGCTTTCGACGATCGGCTGCACCCGCCGGGCCAGGTCTTCCCTGTTGCCCACGGCCATATCCTTGCCAACGAAAAGCCCGCTCCACCCGTTTTCAATGCTTTGCCGGATGATGGCAGCGGGGTCGTGGCCCAGCCCGTAAAAACCCTCCAGCCGCGCGATGCAGAGAACCTTCGCGTGGGCCGTCCACGCCTTGCCGCTCTTCGCGGCGCGATATTGATCCCATTCCAGCCAGGCATCTGCCGGGATGCAGGGCGGCACCTCTACGCTTTCAACGATCCGCATGGCCGTCTTGTTTGCCGCCCGCTTGGGCTTGACCGCGCTGCCGAATAGCTCGCCCTTCAGCCCCTCTTCCAGCAACCGCCGGCCCACATAGCTGCGCGTGTGCTCTGTGCGCTGGCTGATAGCCTCGATTGCGTCAAATATCTCATCCGGCACCCGGATCGGGATCGTTCTGCTCATTGTATGCCCCTTTCACATTGTGCGCACTGTGCGCCTTGTATGCGTAGGGGGTTTTGGTCAGGCTTGCAAGGGGGGTTCCGCACTGGCATAACGTCCGGGCGGGTTTTGTCCTTTTCCCCGCATTGGTCTCTTCCCAAGCTATAAACTTGCCCTAGCCTCACCGCTGGGGCTTTTTTTTGCCTTTGCGCATTTTCCCGCTTGACCCGACCAAAACCCCACCTAAAGTGTGTGTCGCGCCACAAACCAGGAAAGGGACAGCGCCAATGGAAGAGGTTTTTTTCGGCAAATATCACGATAGCGGCGATTACTGGCAGGTGTATCTCGATATCGGAGAGGATACGGCCCAGATACAGGTCGTGCTGGATCATGATGACGAACAGCTTGTGCGTGACATCGTTTGGCTGCCGATCCAGATGCTTCCCGCTTTGGCTACGGCCATTAACGGCTATTTCGCTGGCACGAAGAAGCTGGTGGAGGTGGTGATATGAGCGGTTTTAGCGCCGACGAGCGCCGCAGCGCCTGGTGGAGCACCGATAGCCGCCGCGCCGTGTCTGGCAAGGCATTTGAGGTGGTGGCCGAGAAGATTGGCAAGTCCGAGCGCCCCGATCTGAGCGAGGTGGAGGTGGTTCAGATGGGTCTCCGCATGGAAGCCACCATCGCAGCCTTTGCCAGCGAGGAATTGGGCCAGCTTAAGGCTCTGGGCGATGCGGTTGCCACCCACCGGCAATATCCGTGGCTTAAGAGCCATGGCGACTATATGGCTCAGGACAATTCGTTCCTCGTGGAGTGCAAAAACTACAACGCGCTGCATATCCACAACTATTCAGAGCCTGGCGAGCCTGTGCGGGTTCCCAACGCCGATTGGGCGCAGTGCTGCCACGAAGCCGCCTGTTTCGGCGTGTCTACCGTCTATCTGTGCATCCTGTTCGGCGGGCAGCGGTTTCGCACCTTCCGGCTGGATTTCTCAGAGGATGAGATGGAAGGCCAAATCCAGAAGATGGCAAAGCTCTGGGCCATGGTGGAAACGAACACCCTGCCTGACCCGGAAAGCGTGTCTCAGTGCAAAGCGGCCTACCCGGCCAGCACTGAGGGCATCGCCACAGCCTCTCTGGAACTTGAGCAGGCCGCTAAGAGGCTTGCCGGCATCAAGGCGTCCATCAAAGCCTTTGAGGCCGAGGAGGACCGCCTACAGACGGCTATACAGCGCGCCATGGGCGATGCCGGCGAAATGCACACGCTGGACGGGCGCACCCTCGCCACATGGAAGAGCGCGAAGCCCTCCAAGCGTTTCAGTGCGGACCTGTTCAAGGCCGCATACCCAGACATCTACGAGAGTTTCGTAGTTGAGCAGCCGGGAAGCCGGCGTTTCTTGTTGAAGGAGAGAGCAGAATGAGTGATTGGAAAGAATGGCGCGTGGCGGATACCGACATCCCCAAGCGCATCAAGACCGTGCTGATGAGCGCGGAACCGTCAATGACCTGGCAGGACGTGCTGGACATGACCGAGCGGGACATGATGAGCCTGCCCCACATGGGCAAGACGAACCGCGCCAATCTGCTGCATGTGCTGCGGGATGGCATGGCCGGCAAGCTCGTGAAGTGCAACAGGACGTTGGGCGAGGTGGTCAGCGATGTCTAACATCGTTCCCATGGCGGACATCCAGAAGATGGCGCAGGTGGCAGCCGATAGCAAAATGTTTGGCTTCAAAAACCAAGCAGAAGCTATGGCTATCATGCTGCTGTGCCAAGCCGAGGATATGCACCCGGCCATAGCCATGCGGGATTACCATGTGATCCAAGGGCGTCCCGCGCTCAAGTCTGACGCCATGCTCGCCCGCTTCCAGACATCTGGGGGCAAGGTGAACTGGACCTCATACTCGGATGATGTGGTGACCGGCGTGTTCAGCCATCCCCAAGGCGGCGACGTGAGCATCAGTTGGACCATGGAAATGGCCCACCGTTTGGGCTTCACCAAGAAGGAGAATTGGCGCAACTACCCGCGCGCCATGCTCCGCGCCCGCTGCATTTCTGAGGGCATCCGCACCGTGTTTCCCGCGTGTGTGGCTGGTGTGTATACGCCAGAGGAAGTGGCCGACTTCACGCCGCCCAAGGGCGCTAGGGTGGTGGACGTTGTGCCAGAGCCTGAGCCGGAACCGGAGAGCGAATTGACCGTCCACCTCTTCAAGCCTGACGGCACGATCTACGCCAGCTTTGAAACTGAGGCGGAAGCCTACCAGGCCTACTACAAAGTTGTGGACGGCATCGCGGCCAATCCGCGCATCCCCGAGGAGGAGAAACTGACCAAGTTGCGTAAGTTTAAGGCCGCAAACTTACATTGGATGGAACCCGAGACGGAAGAGGAACCCGCAGAATGAGCAGCACATATGCAGACAAGCCCGGCAAGGGCGCAATCTTCAGCACCGAGAAGAAAAGCGAGAAAGGCCCGGACTACAAGGGCAACCTCGTGCTGGATCGGGATTACAAGGCCGGCGAACAGGTCAAACTGGCGGGCTGGCAGAAAACCAGCCGCCGCGGGCCGATGGTCAGTCTCAGCATTGACTCTTGGAAGCCCGATCCCGATTGGAAGCCCGATCCCGAAAAGGCGAAGGAGCGGGAGAACACGTATCGGCCAGGCGGTATGACCCGCTTCGACGACGACGTGCCATTCAGTCCTGAGCATAGATAATGGGCAAGGCGCAGCGCACCCGCGGCCAAGTTTTTGAGCGCGAAATAGTCAACACGCTGAAGGACGCCGGCATAGACGCTGCGCGCAACCTAGACCAGACGCGC